AAAATTTAGATTTTGACCATCGGTAGAAATGCCGATATCTAAGACGAGCTTTAAACGAGGTTGTAGCTACCTAACGGTACGCTTCTTCGATCTCCTTCTTTTCTTTTCTAAGGAATTGAAATAGTCGGTTGATAAAAGTTCTTACGGGCAACGTCTGAGTCACGTCCACTGGCCGCAGCGAGATTACTCTCGTGGGGTTGGGTAGTAAAACAAACTCTTTACGAGCAAGGTTTATGAATCCTTCCTCAGCAAGTTCTTCTGCTCCTTGAGTTTCTTCCATTAGATCTTTCGATCTTCTGATAAGAACATCAATAGCTGGAATATTGCCTATGTCATCTTGTGACACACAAGTATGAGAAGAAAGGAATTTAATAAAGGTATTTACTTCCTTATTAATATTCTTTACTTCGTCAATCAAGGCATCTATAATTGTTTGTAATTTTAAACTACCTATTACCTCTAGAATATATTCTTGAGCAACTGATTGTTTATGATTACAACTGACTGGAAAATCTGCAATCTCTAGTAAATCATTAAAATAATGACTACCATGAGGATAACATTTTATTCCTGCAGTTAACAATTGTAGACTTCTAATATTACGAGATTTTCTTCTGGCATAAGCCTTTGGATCACCAAGTAAGACTAAAAGTCGCCTTGTGTCATCAATCCTATTGTTTGGAAGAATTCATCCTTGGTTTGACATGTTGTTTCAATAACTGTATAATCTTATTCAAGATTTATATGTATTGATAACAGCTCCAATATGGAACGGAGTTACCTCTATTCCTTCGTATCAATGTCTTTTGGTAAATTCCATAAATAGTTTACTATTTATTGTCTTTTCCTCAGATATTTCTACGCCAAGGTCTTGAAGTTTCTTTAAATAGACTGACGCTACCTGCGAATTCTGGATAACTATATCATCGCCAAGTAGATAATACTCCTTAAATGGAAGAGGGATTTTACACTCCTCTGCACTAAGTTGTACCACTAAATGGTGACATATAGAGAATACAGCTCATGAAGAATAAGCTCCCATTGGTTGACCCGTCTCGTAAGAGATTGATTTTCCATCTGGTGTTTTAAACTTCGTTGAGACCATAACCTCCTTTCAAGCATTTGCCTTTTCAGGTCCTATAACAGAACTTAAGAATTCCACCTGAATTTTCAGAGGAAATCTATCAGTTGCTGCTGTAAGATCGAAACAGAAGTTGTCATTAGACGGTTTTGCGTGATTATGATTAAAAGTACAGTCTTGTGAAAATTTTCTTAATGCATCAAAACATCGATGATGAAGATCTTTTAAACTTGCCTGTGACCAATAATCAAATATTGCAATAGGCCTTAATTTCATTTCTGGATCTCTCACTAGACTAATTTTACGTAGATATTCATTATTCTTTGAATTTTCAAAGTCTTTTGGATATTTTACATATTTTTGATCAAGTGATTGATAAGGAATTTGTGT